TCTTAAACATAGAAGCCATCCCGGTGGTGTATACTTTGCTTTTCCATGGTTAACGAAATACTATGGGATGGACATGGAAGATAAGTTGTGGATAGCGTTCATTAACGGATGCTCTCAGAATATTGTTACATCTTCTATGATCTACGAGAGATTCCCCAAGTTTAAAGATGTCAACGTTGATGAATTATCTGACTGGTGGGATACAGTTCATCCCAAATTTAAAGCAGGCAGTGGGTGGGATTCAGATAGAAAATACTGTAAAGTTGGAAAAACAGGATTCCCTTCTTGCGTAAAATCGTATAAAGATAACGTAGACAAATACGGAACCCAAGAGAATATGTTTGGTTGTCTAACTACTAATGACAACCAATTCTATAATTTTGGTAAGGTATGGGATCATGTAAGAAATAATTTTCTATCTTTTGGAAGATTATCAACTTTTTCATATCTTGAGTATTTACGAATCCAAGGAATTAATATAGACTGTAATAGTCTTTTCTTGGACGATATCAGCGGATCAAAGTCTCATCGTAACGGTCTGTGTAAAGTATTAGGTCGTGATGATTTAGATTGGTGGGATGCAGAGGCTTCTCAGAATAAAGGTTTTGAGGGCTATAAAAAAGAAACCATTGAATGGTTAGTTAAAGAAGGTGATACTCTTCTGTTGGAAGCTAAAGAACGGATTAAGCATCCAGACGTTAGTTTCTTCACGATGGAATCAACCTTCTGTTGTTATAAGTCTTGGCATCGTCCTAATCGTCGTTATCCAAACGTCTATATGGATATGATGTATAATAGAATCAAATACGCAGAGGAAGAGTGGGGAGATAAGTTTCAACATTTCTGGAAGATGCGTAGAGATTCTTTACCAGAACATCTTAGATTAGAAGACAATCCTGCTGATCCGGGTTTATGTAAAGAGAAGCAAAATCATTACCTAAATACAGGTCAAGTTATTATGATGGATGAAGAGTGGGATTGCTTTAAGAACGACTTTAACGATAACACTAAGAATACCCTTGAAAGGTTCTTTGGATGAAAATCTTTGCTATCGGTGGTGAGCCAGGTTCTGGTAAGTCCACTCTAATGAAAGAAATACTTAGAAAGAATGTTTTTTCTTCTATGTTTGATCAAGTAAAGTTAGTTCCATATCATCAATCAGGATTTGTATATATTCTTGGCAAGTATGAAGAAGGTCAAGTCTTCTCTGGCACAGATCGTATGTCTATGGCGGTTCAACCAGAGGCAGTGAAGTTTCTAGCCTCCCTTCCTGACAATTCTATTGTCCTTTTTGAAGGTGACCGGCTCTTCACTGCCTCTTTTCTAGAGCATTGCGTAGAGAAGTATGATACAGAAATCATCTATCTAGAGACTGATAAAACTATCAGAGAAGAAAGATATAAGGAAAGAGGCAGCGATCAGAACGAAACTTGGTTACAGGGTCGTCAAACTAAGATTGCTAATATCCTTTCCAATATGGTTTTGATGTTTAATACGGTTAAGTTTAAAAACAATAACAAAGAAGATCAGAAAGTTATTGTTGATCATATTATGAAGACTTTGGAGGCATAATGACACTAAAACCTAATATAGATACCATGTATCCATTCGCATCATCACCAACAGGTTCTGTTAGCTCTGCTGAAGAGTATAAGTTTGAAAACGGTCACACTTGGTCAGTAGGTGGAGAAGAGAGAATTAGAGTTAACGAAAGCGGCGCTCATTTTACTGCATCAACATGGCCACCTAAATATAAATATAAGGAAGACCAGATTATTGCTGACTTCCATGCCTATATAGATAAGACGTATGGGCAGCACTATATGACTGAAGAGCAGAATATAGAATGTTTCGATGTTTGGTTGGCTCTTGGTGATTCTTTACCAACTTTCCGAAACACAGCTATTAAGTATCTTTGGCGTTACGGCAAGAAGAAGGGCAGTAATAAGGATGACCTTATGAAGGTTCTTCATTATACGTTAATGATGCTTTATAACGATCATTATAAAGGTAATAAATGAGAACACTAGAACAATACGAGGCAGATAAGAAAAAGCTAAAAGAAGAGTTCGGTACAGGTATACAGTGTCCAGCTTGTGGTGATGAATTAGTTATTTCTGATCCGGGTGTTATTTTACTATCAAACCCTCCTAGAAAAAAAGTTCATTGTCCAACTTGCAAATATAAAAATACTATTACAGCATAGAAAGGTATATTATGGAAATTAAGATCCCAGTTGAAAAGTTGAGAGATAGGAAGCTATTCGTAGCCACTCCTATGTATGGTGGTGTTTGTGCAGGTATGTTTGCTAAGTCATGCGCTGACCTATCTGCTATTTGTACGCAGTATGGTATTCCACTTCAGTTTTATTATCTATTCAACGAGTCTCTAATTACACGTGCACGTAATTATTGCTGCGATGAATTTATGCGTTCCGACGCTCAGCATATGATGTTTATCGATTCTGATATCGGCTTCAATCCTCAAGACGTTATTGCTCTTATGGCACTACAGGCTAATGAGGAAGAGAAGTATGATATCATTGGTGGTCCATATCCTAAGAAGTGTATCTCTTGGGAGAAGATTAAGCACGCAGTAGATAAGGGCGTTGCCGATGAAGATCCAAACGTTCTTGAGAAGTTCGTTGGTGATTACGTGTTTAATCCGAAGGGAGATCAGACTAGTATTCCTCTAAGTGATCCGGTAGAAGTATTAGAAATCGGAACGGGCTTTATGATGGTCACCAAGAAGGCCATGCAGAAGTTCTACGATTCCTATAAGGATCAGTATTCTTATAAGCCAGATCATGTTCGTACAGAGCATTTTGACGGCACTCGTGAAATTCTAATGTTCTTCCAGGCAGAAGTAGATCCAAAGTCAAAGCGTTATCTTTCTGAGGATTATTGGTTCTGTCAGAAGGCTCAAGAGATCGGACTACGTACGTGGTTCTGTCCTTGGATGAAGTTACAGCATGTTGGAACCTATATTTTTGGCGGTTCTCTTGCTGACTTGGCTTCAATCGGTGCTTCGGCAACGGCTGATCCGGGTAAACTTGGTGGTAAAAAGAAGAAGTGAAATAACGGAGCTAAATTATGAAGATTGATGTAGATACGGTAAATGTTCTGAAGAATTTCTCGAAGATTAATTCTTCAATCGTAGTCCAAGAGGGTAATGTTCTAAAGACCATTTCTCCTACTAAGACTATCATGGCGAAGGCAAACGTCAAGACTGACTTTCCAAAGCGTTTTGCTATCTATGAGCTAGATCGGTTTCTTGCTACTCTCAGCACGTTCACTGATCCAGAACTGGATTTCAAGAATCGTCATGTTGACGTTAAGGATAATCGTCGTGTTACGAATTATCTATATGCCGATGAAAGCACCGTCATTAAGGCACCAGAGAACGAAATCAGCCTTCCAACGGTTGACGTTAAGTTTACTCTGATAAACGACGACCTGAAGACTATCGAAAAGTCTAGCGGTATTCTCAATCTACCAGATATTGTTATTACTGGTGATGGTAAGAATATCTATATCCAGGCAGCTGATACAAAGGTTTCTTCTGGTACAACTGACTCTATTGAGATCGGTCTAACAGACAAGACCTTCCGTGCTATCTTCAAGGCTGAGAATATCAATAAGATTATTCCCGGCGATTATGATGTTAGTATTTCATCTAAGGGTATCTCACGGTTCGTGGGAAATGGTGTAGAGTATTATATCGCAGTTGAAGCCACTTCAACTTTCTAATTGAAGGGGGTTTATCCCCCTTCTTCTTTATTATGGAGCGATGATATGTCTAGAAGAATGCCAGAAGATCAAATAATTCAAACTCTGTTTGGTCCAGAGGTAGTAATGAAAACATGTAATACATGCGATAAAGATCTACCAATATCCAACTTTTATTATTCTTCTCATACGTCTAATAATGTTAGAAACCAGTGCATCAACTGTTGGAAAAAGCACAATGGTCGTTCTAACTTCGCTAACGTCGCTATGTTTGAGGTGAGATAATGAATGAAGAATTTCTTTGGGTAGAAAAGTATCGACCGGCAACAATTCAAGATACTATTTTACCTTGTGAATTAAAGGCTACGTTTCAACAATTCGTAGACCAGAAGAATATCCCTAACTTAATCCTATCAGGTTCAGCCGGTGTTGGTAAGACAACTGTTGCTCGTGCTATGCTAGAACAGTTGGGTTGTGACTATATCGTAATTAACGGATCTATGAATGGCAATATCGATACCTTACGAAATGAAATTCTCAACTTTGCCTCATCCGTCAGTTTGCTTGGCGGGAGAAAATATGTCATCCTTGACGAAGCAGATTACCTTAATGCCAACAGCACTCAACCTGCACTTCGCAACTTCATGGAAGAGTTTTCCAGAAATTGCGGATTCATCCTTACGTGCAACTTCAAGAACCGTATCATTGAGCCTCTTCATTCTAGATGTTCTGTAATTGATTTTAAGATCAGCAAGAAGGCTATGGCTAAACTTGCTACACAGTTCTTCAAGAGAGTAAAATTTATTCTTGATGCTGAGAAGGTAGAATACGATCCAGCAGTTGTAGCAGAAGTTATCAATAAGCATTTCCCAGATTGGCGTAGAGTTCTTAATGAACTTCAGCGTTATTCTGCTACAGGTAAGATTGATACGGGTATTCTTGTTAACCTACAGGAATCATCCATCAAGGATCTTATCGCTCTGCTTAAAGATAAGAACTATACAGAAGTATGTAAGTGGGTTAAGAGTAACCTAGATACAGACGTAAATACACTATATAATCAGTTCTATGAAGTATCAAACGATGTATTCACTAAGAATGGTGGTGCTCAGATGATTCTTCATATCGCTAGATACCAGTATCAAAATGCGTTTTCTGCTAATCCAGAAATCAACTTTCTAGCGTTCCTTATTGAAGTTATGAAAGACTGTGAGTTCGCCTGATGACTAAGTTTCTAAATGTACTAATGGAGGAAAGAGAATCAGAGAAATCTGTTGAGACGAAGAAGAAGGAAGCATATGATTGGCGCTATGAAAATAGCATCATGAATGGACCAAAGGTAGAGATAGATGGTGATTACTCTCAGTGGAGAATCAACAATATTCTTTCCAAGCATAAAGATATTGTTCCGTTTATCAACGAAATGAATATCAATTATCAGGTTTCAAACCATATGCACTATAGCTATCTTCATGGTGCAGTTAGAAAATATCGTCGTCAGTATACAAAAGGTGAAACTAAACAGGAAAAAGCAGCTAGAGAGAAAGAACAAGAACTTATCTCCTTGATTTCTGAGCACTATAAATATAATATTGTTCGTGCTAAGGAAGTCCTAAAGATTCTCACAGCGGAGCAAATTAATGAAATAAGAAAAAGAAAAGAAAAAGGTGGAGTAAAATGAATGAATTTTTGGACTCTTTAGTAGAGGTGAAATTTGCAGAAGAAGAAGATTTTTTAAAGATTAAAGAAACTTTGACACGTATTGGTGTTGCTTCTCGCAAGGAAAAGAAATTATATCAATCATGTCATATTTTTCATAAACAGGGAAAGTATTACATAGTACATTTCAAAGAAATGTTTTTGATTGATGGAAAGGATTCTAATTTTTCAGAAGAAGATAGAGGTCGTAGAAACAAGATCGCACATCTTCTTCAGGAATGGGGTCTTTTAAAAGTAGTTGAACCAGAAAGAATTACTGAACCATTAGCATCTATGAGTCAGATTAAGATCATCAATCATAAAGAAAAGCATGATTGGACTCTTGAGGCTAAGTATAATATGGGTCGTAAGAAAAAGTAATTGAAGGAATTATATTATGTGGCCATTTAAAGTTGAAAAGAAACCAAGAACACCAGCAGAAGAACAGATTGAGTTAATCAGAAATATTCTGTTTCCTCCTACAAAAGTAGATGAGCAGTATGGAGAAGATGGTGTTTTGCGTAAATGGCAAGTAGATTATTCTGCTGATATGAATCTTTATGCGGCTTTAATAGATCTTCAAGAAGGCCATAATGATAAGGCAGTCCATAATACCATTAATGATATTCAGGATAGACTTATCAAAGTTAGAGAAATATTAGAAGAACACATGCAGCTAAGTAAGGAAGCGGATTACATAGTTGTTGAAAACTTGAAGGAAGAGATTGATGTCGATTCAAGAGAATGACATTAAAGAGATAGTTCAGCTTATCGAAAAGATGATTGATAAAAGATATCATTATCTACACGAGCGAGAATATGAAAACTACAATACATGTAGAGCTATTAACGCCGAATATCAAGTTGTCGTAGAAGAATTAATAAAAAAAATAAAAGAATTTTGAAAAAATCGAAAAAA